CTGGTGTCTATCAGGAACCGTCAGACATGATAATTATTTAAAATAACATCTGATGAAGGAAGAACACCTTCTTCTGTTACCTAATTTATAGAAACTTATTAACCAGTAGTCTTAATTGACTACACCATTATTATACTAGGGGGTGTAAAAATGCCGATAGGAAATCCAACAGCGCAGTCAATTGCTACAAGAAAATATGAACAGAAAACAGGCTGGATTAGTAAATCATATAAGCTGAAAAAAGAAGTAGTTGAGGAATTTGCGAAAACTTGTGAATCCAATGGAGAGAAACAGGCAGCAGTACTTACCAGAATGATGAATGAGTATATTTCTGCAAAAAAAGGGCAGTAAAAGGCAGTAAATGGCATTGAAACGCAGTAACAAAGTGTGGTAATGTTATAATGTGATCTTTAAACGAGGCAAGAGAAGATTGCATATGAGGAAAATGAGAGCGCGGCGGTTTCTATCTGGAATCATACCGCGCTATTTCTATATACGGAGGCAGGCGCATGACATTAATGAAATATTGTAATAGAACCGGCTGTAATCGGTTAGTACCGCAGAGCGTTAAGTATTGCGCGGCGCATATGGTGGGAAAGACAGCGGAGAACCGGCAGCGGCACAAAGAATATGATGCACATTGCCGGAACCAAACAGCGAAAGATTTTTACAATAGCGCAGAGTGGAAGGCTGCAAGGGCGCGGGTGTTGGCGAGAGATACCAGCATAGATATTTATTTGTATATCATGGAGGGCAGGATTGTACCAGCTGACACAGTGCATCACATTGTAGAGTTAATGGAGGACTATTCCAAGCGGTGCGATATGGATAACCTTATCAGCATATCGGAGGCAACACATAGTATGATAAGCAAAGCATACAAGGACGCTGCAAAGAAGGCAGTGATGCAGCAGACACTAAGGGAGTGCATACAAGAATATAAGCGGAGGCTTGCGAGGTAGTGATCCCCTACAGGGTAGGGGGGCAAAAAAAGTTTTTGGCGGTTTTTCTGGAGACCGCAGCCTCCCTAAATTTACGCAAAAACTCCCTAAATGAACTTTTTGAGAAGGAGGGGGAACAAGGCATGGCAAGACCAAGAGAACCAATTGACTTAGTAGCCGCAAAAGGGCGGAAACACTTAACGAAAGAGGAGTATAGCGAACGCAGGCAGGCGGAGGTTACAGCACCAGCAGACAATGTAAAACCGCCTGCTTTTTTGTCAAAAAAAGAGTGTGAAAAATTTGAGGAGATAGCGAACCAGTTAATTGAATTAAAAATCATGTCCAACCTGGACTGTGATGTACTGGCAAGGTACATAAAGGCAGAAGCGGAATATGTAAAGATTACGAAGCAGGTTCAAAAAATACGGTTCCAGCCGGATAAGAAGAGTACAGTTCCAGAGGATGAACAGATTGCAGAACAATATGCCAGATATGATTATCTTTCCAAAATGCAAAACAGGTTAATGAAAGCTGCCAATGAGAACGCAAGGGAATTAGGACTGACAATCTCGAGCAGATGCAGATTAGTGATACCAAAAGAAAAAGAAGAAAAGCCCGAAAACAAGTTTATGAAGCACGCATAGGCATATGGCAGGGGTATTAAAGACGACAGATCGTGTATCACAGTTTGCAGAAAAGAACCTGAGAAATAAAAAGGAGTTTGGAGAAGATGCGCGGCTTGCGTTTAAGAGGCATTTAAACGATCTGAAAAGATCAGAAAAAGATGATCCGGCATTTCCATATATTTTTGTTCCAGAAAAGGCAGAGGACATCATAGAACTTGCGAATAAATTAACAATTGCAGAAGGCGAGGGGGATCAAGAATTTAATTGTGCTGGGTTCCAGGAGTTTATTTTAGGTTCGCTTTTCGGATGGGTGCATAAGGAAACCCGAAAGCGTAGGTTTACGGATAGTTATATACAACTTGCACGGCAGCAGGGCAAAAGCGTTTTAAATGCTATTTTGGGTATTAAGTGCAGTAATTTCGATAATTACAATTACGGTCAAATTTACTGTACGGCGACAAAATCAGATCAAGCGCGGATTGTATTAAATGAGATTTCAAAATTTATCAATGCTGATGCAGATCTGCGGGAACTATTTGATATCAAAGATTATAAAAATGAGATCACAGGGAAGATTACCAATACGGTTATTAAGGCATTGGGAAGAGATACTCATACAATAGACGGTTTCAGACCGTATTTAGGCATTGTAGACGAGTATCACGCGCACAAGGATAACCAAATGTATAAGCTGCTAAAAGGAGGCACAAGGAAGTTAAAACAATCGCTTATTTCGGTTATCACAACGGCGGGCTTCAATCTGAACGCGCCCTGCTATGAGTTATTTAAGTATTGTCGCCGAGTGTTGAGAAGAATTGACACAAACGAGCGGCAATTTATTTATATAGCCCAAATGGACGAAAAAGACGATATTTGGGATGCGAAAAACTGGATCAAGTGCTGTCCGCTGACCGGACACGATTCAGAATTGATGTCTCAGATGCAGCAAGATGCAAAGAAAGCAAAATCAATGGGCGGCGAGGAATTACGCGATTTTATGACAAAATCGCTGAATATCTGGGTAACGAACATAGAAACCGCATTTATTGATTTGGCAGACTGGGAGAAATGCGCCTGCAAAAAAACACTTGAGGATTTCAGAGGCAAAAAAGCAATATGTGGTTTGGATCTTTCAAGCGGCGGTGATCTGACATCGCTTGTTTTGGAATTTCCCTATGAGGATGAAAAGACCGGCGACAAAAAATATTATATCTATTCCCATTCATTTATGCCAAAGCGGCGTATGCAGGAACACATGGATCAGGAAGACAACGCGCCGTATGTGATCTGGCAGCAGGAAGGGCTGCTCACAGTGACAACGGCAGCAGCGGGTATCAAGACGGATTATAAAACGATTTTGGCGCACCTGCACACGTTGGTTGACACGTATGAGATAGATTTAACGGCGATTGCATACGATCCGCACAATGCGAGCGCGTTTTTACCGGATCTTGAAGATTTTGGCTGCGATTTGGTGGAAATTAAGCAGAGCGCAAGGAGCCTAAACGATGCAACCGTAGATTTCCAATTGGAGGTAAAGGCACATAATATAGAGTATGACGAACGCGATAAACTATTAACAAGATCTATGAATGATGCTATTTTGTCCGAGCCGAACAGTTTCGGTGAAATTAAAATAGATAAGATGCTGCAGAAAAACAGAATTGATCCATGCGATGCGGTGATATGTTCCCACAAGGTAGCAATGGGCGTTGAGGTTGAGGAAATCACTACCGATCAGAGCGTAGATGCATATTTGAAAATGTTTGAAAAGAAGGCAGGTGAAAGTGGTGAATGAGGATATTTGATAAAATCAGAGAGTTTTTTAATAAGATGATACGGCCAGCAGCAGGCGCAGATGATGAACGGCTGTTAGAGTGGTTAGGAATATCAGGAACGCCTAAAAAGGTTTTAGGGGAAGTAACCTATTTTACCTGCCTTAAAATGTTATCTGAAACATTGGGGAAAATGCCAGTAAAATTTTATCAGCAGACGGAGCGGGGGATTGAGGAGGCGAACGCAAATGCGGCGTACAATCTGTTAAGGACGCGCCCTAATCCGCAGATGACACCGACGACATTCTGGGGGACAGTGGAGAACAACCGGAACCATTACGGGAACGCCTATGTATGGATACAAAGAGAATTTAAAAGAAAGAAATACGGAGGAGACATAGAACTAAAAAACCTATGGATTATGCCATCAAGTGATACAACAGTGATCATTGATGACAAGGGTGTATTTGGTGCCGTGGGAGATATTTATTATTGGTATACAGACAAATATAGCGGTGAAAGCTATCTGTTTCCGTCTGGTGATGTCATGCATTTTAAAACATCCATGTCATTTGACGGTTTGACCGGTGCACCGGTGCGGGATATTCTGAAAGCTACAATAGATGGTGGCTTAGAGAGCCAAAATTTTATGAACAACCTTTATAAAGGCGGTTTAACGGCGCGGGCGGCGTTGCAGTATACAGGCGATTTATCCCCCAAACTGGAAAAACAGTTGATCGCAAGACTGGAGGAATACGCTAATGGTGCGAATAACGCCGGTAAGTTCATACCGATACCGATCGGAATGAAGTTAGAGCCGCTTAATATCAAGCTGACAGACAGCCAGTTTTTTGAGTTGAAAAAGTACAGTGCATTACAGATTGCAGGCGCGTTCGGCATTAAGCCAAACCAAATAAACGATTATGAGAAAAGCAGCTATGCCAACAGCGAAATGCAGAACATTTCTTTTTATATTGATACAGAATTGTATATTTTAAAGCAGTATGAGGAGGAAATAAACTATAAGTTGTTGGAGCCGAGCGAAACGGCAGAGGGGAAACATTTTAAATTCAATGAAAATGTGATCCTGCGTACCGATGCAAAGAGCCAGGCAACGATTTTAACCGGATATGTGCAGAATGGTATATACACGCCAAACGAGGCGCGATCATTTATGAATAAGCCGCGCATGGAAGGTGGCGATAATCTGATATGCAACGGAAATTATATTAAGGTTGCAGACATTGGAAAAGACCAAAAAAACGATGTTTTGGAAGGAGGCGGCGACAATGCCTAAAATTCTAAAATTACATTCGAATGATTTCAGCAGTATTGAGATTAGAAACGAGACTGAAAACACAGCGGACCTTTACTTTTTAGGTGATATAAACAGCGAGAGTCTGGGAGAATGGCAAAAATATTATCCTGATGACAAAGCACCCAAAGATGTACAGGATTTTTTAGATCAGCTGGATGGGGTTACAAAGATTAATGTACATATAAATAGTGGTGGCGGTTCTGTGTTTGGCGGTATTGCTATTTATAATATCTTAAAACGATATAATGCTGAGATTGTTGTGTATGTAGAGGCACTGGCGGCAAGTATTGCGAGTGTGATAGCGATGGCAGGTGATAAAATCATCATACCAGCAAACGCGCAGATGATGATACATAAGCCAAGTACTTACACAGTGGGCAATGCTGATGATATTCGTAAAGATGCAGATATTTTGGATGGATGCCAAAAAGTTATCTTAAATACATACATGCAGCATGTCAAGGAAGGCATAACAGCAGAGCAGATAAACGAATTAATCAATGCGGAAACATGGAAGACTGGTGAGGAGTGGCAGGAATATTTTGACATCGAAGTATCAGAGGCTAATACCGCGACAGCGTGTATGAGTAATTATTATGGACAGTACAAAAATCTGCCAGACAAATTAAAAGAAAAGAAAAAGGATAATGTAGAACAGCCGATAATTGATGTTGACAGTATAGCAAATGCAATCGCTTTGCGGTTAGAAAAAACATTGAAAGAAAGTCATGTGTCAGAATCTGACACAGACAAGGAAAAGCAAATAGCGGCAATTTTGGAGGACTTAGACTTAATTTAAGTCCCTTTTTAATGTAAAAATCAAGGAGGTTAAGGGAACATGGATGAAGAATTGAAGAAATTATTGGACGGTATGAAAGCAAAAAAGCAGGAAGTGAAAGATCTATGCAAGGCAGGCAAGATTGAAGATGCAGCAAAGGCAAAGGATGAGTTGAAAGAGTTGCAGGCACAGTTTGATTTGCTCTATGATTTGGAGCAGGACAAACTGGACGATATGCAGCAGCAGGCGGAGGCCGGAACTGCAAAAAAGGTTGTGGATCAGACAAAGAAGATCGCGAGCGCGTTCGTGAACGCAATCAAGGCAGCAGTAGGCAAGGGTGAGTTATCGGCAGACGATAAAGAGATCCTTAATTCTATGAACGAAGGAACGGACGAGGACGGCGGTTTAACGGTGCCGCAGGACATTCGAACAGCCGTTAAGGAATTGCGCAGATCGGAGGACGCACTGGAAACACTTGTAAATGTGGAGCGTGTAAGTACATTAATCGGCAGCAGGGTGATTGAGCGGTACGCTGATCAGACACCTTTTGACAATGTGGACGAAGCGGCAGAGTTTCCTGAGGTATCAACGCCGCAGTTTGAAAAGATTGATTACAAGGTAAAGAAAAAGGGCGGCATCTTAAAGGTTACACAGGAACTTTTGAGCGATAGTGCCGAAAATATCATTGGCTATCTGAAAAAATGGATCGCTAAGAAGGCAAAAGCGACAAGAAATTTTATGATTATTGCTAAGATTCTCGAGATTACTAAAGATGCAGAGGTGCCGGTTGAGGGATTGGACGATCTGAAAAGAATTTTCAACATCCTGTTTGATCCGGCAATCGCTTTAAGCGCGCGTGTGGTTACAAATCAGGACGGCTATAACTGGCTTGACACCTTAAAAGATAAGGACGGCAGGTACGTTATGCAGCCAGATCCCACAAAGCCCACGAGTATGCTGTTATTCGGAAAATATCCGGTAAAAAAGGTAAGCAATAAGACATTGCCAAGCACAGCAGCGGAGGGCGGTTATAAGGTGCCAATTATCTGTGGTGATTTGAAAGAGGCGATCACGATTTTTGACCGCGAAACGCTGACAATCGACATTTCAAGTACAGCGGGCGAGTTATGGAAAACAGATCAGACCGGAATCAAGGTACGTGAGCGTCTGGACATTCAGAGCGTGGATGAGGAAGCAATCATCATGGCGGAGCATTTAATCGGAACGTCGGACAGCAGCAATAAGCCGGAGCAGGACACGAAAAAGACCTATACACAGACAGAGATCGAAGCAATGACAAAAGCTAATATTTTGGCATTAGGAACCCAGTTAGGGTACACCATGACAACCACAGAGGCAAGCACAAAAGAACAGATTGTAGCTGATTTCATGGCACAGCAGACAGCAGCGCAGGGCGAGTAGAGGCGCAGGGAAAGAAACAAAGATAACGGCGGCGGGTTTCCCGCCGCCTATAAAGGCAGGTGTGCGGCATGATAATTTCATTAAAAGAGGTAAAAGAGTATGCACGGATTGATATTGACGAGGACGATCAGTTATTGGAAATGCTGATTGTAGCGGCAGAGGAATATTTAAAGAACGCAACTGGTAAAGACTATCCTGAAACAGACGGGGATGGAAATAAGATCAATTATGAGCTTGAAAAAATATATCTGCAGTTAATTATCGCCTATTGGTACGAAAAGAGGACACCTGCGGGGGGAATTGGAGAAGATTTTAGTTTTATGACAAAATCGTTGATGCTGCAATTACAAAATAAGTAGGTGGATTATGGATATAGGACGAACCAACAAACGAATCACATTCTGCCAATACGAAGAAAAAGAAAACGGTTTATCCCAAATGGAGCAGGTACTAACAAAAATCAAGACTGTTTGGGCGAGTGTGGAGCCAACAAGGGGTCGGGAATACCAGGAGGCGCAGAGGATAAGGCCAGAATTAACATATAAAATAACAACCCGATATCACAAAGGGATTACACCAGATATGTTTATCCAATGGGGTAATCATTATTTTAATATTGTTTCCATTATCAACGTGAGAGAACGGAATGAAATGTTAGAAATTATCTGTACTGAAAAGATAGATAAGAGGTAGAAAGTATGGCAGATAGTTTTGAATTTAGTTTTGAGGGGCTGGAAGAATTTCAACGCGATTTAGAAAGAGCAATCACACAAGCACCAGCACAGGCGGAGGAGACTTTACTGGAACTGGCAAAGGAATTAAAGGCATCCGCAAAAAAGAGAGCCAAAAGAGAATTAAGGCCACATAATCGTGAAGGTGAGCAGAAAAAGAAAGCGATTCAAAAGAAGTGGGGATATAAACTGGTAGGTGACAGGCTGGGTGCGGCGGCCTTAGTCTGGAATAGTGCACCGCATTTTCATTTAGTTGAAAATGGGCATCAGCTTGTGAGAGATGGGCATGTTATCGGGTTCGTACCTGGTAAGCATATTATGGAAAAAACGAGAAATGATTACAAGGATATTGTGCCAGAACGGTTTGAAAAAATGGTTGACGATATTCTAAGGGGGAGTGGTTTAAATTAAATTTGTAGAGATTAAAAAGGCAGCCAATGAATTGCTGAAGGGGAGATATCCGCCGCCACAATATAAAATCTACGGGAAAGAGATCAAGGAGGATTATGATAAACCTTGCTTTTTTACAGAGATTTTAGACGGGGGCAGAAAAGCGGAAACGAAAAATTTTGCCAAAGGCAGGTTCACGATCAAAATAACATATTTCCAAGAAGTAAAGAATGAATTAGACCAGCTCGAAAAAGTTGATGAGATAAAAGACCTTTTCGGGCTGGTTTTCTGCGTCGGTAATCGGAAACTGACAGTAGGTGAGTTTTCTCATGATTTTACCGGGGAGTATCAGGACATTTTGCAGATCAGTGTTGAGATTGACTATAAGGAAAATACACAGAAAGCAGATACGGCACCTGTGGCACAGGAAATCAGCGTAAAAATAACAAAAGGTTAAAAGGAGGCAGAGAGAATGGGCGCACCAAGTATTGACATTAGTTTTATTGAAAAGGCAATATCGGCGGTTACACGAGGCGAGAGAGGGATTGTAATGTTATGGGTCAAGGATACGCTGCCACTATTGGCGGTCAATCCTGTAACAGTAGTAACAGAAAGTGATATTCCAAAGAATTTGTCTAAGGAAACCGTGGAGCAGATAAAGCTTGCTATGATGGGCTATATAAATGCACCTAAGAAGGTGCTTGTATATTGTATGGGAGCAGCAGGAACAGTGGGAGAAGAAAATACAGATATGGAAATAACCGAGACGGCGGATGAAGAATCTATTGATTCTATATACAAGGCGGCGATGGAAGCAGCCGAAACAATCCGGTTTGACTATTTAGTGATTCCGACTGTGGCAACAGATGGAAAAGGTGAAGATGTTGCAGCGTGGGTAAAGTCCATGAGAGAACAGAAGAAAAAGAAGATCAAGGTGGTTTTGCCAAATGTGGCAGCAGATAACGAGGGGATTATTAATTTTACAACCGAAAAGATTGTTAGGACAGAAACAGTGACCGAAAAGGACGGGAGAAAAACAATTTCGGACGTGCATTACACGACAGAACAGTATTGCGCGAGAATTGCAGGGCTGATAGCAGGCACGCCCATGACAATCTCATGTACATATGCACCATTATCGGAATTGTCGGATTGCACGCGGTTGACTGATAATGATACGCCAGTAGATAAAGGCGAGCTGATTATCTTTTATGATGGTGAAAAGGTAAAGGTTGTAAGAGGTGTCAACAGCTTTGTTACAACGATTGACGGCAAAGGCGATAGTTTTAAAAAGATAAAGATCGTCGAGGCTATGGACATGATCAATGATGATATTGTCAGGACGGCACAGGATAGTTATTTAGGAAAGTACGCAAATACCTATTCCAACAAGTGCCTGCTGGTAACGGCAATCAGCAGTTATTTTGCGCAGTTAAAGCGCGATGATATTGTAAGCAGTTATTCTGTTGGATTAGATGCGGAGGCAATCCGGATCTATCTGAAAGGGAAAGGGTTGCAGGCAGCGCTTGACGATGGAACAGTAAAAGAGGTTGACGATTGCAGTGATGAGGAAATTATAACAGCAGATACGGGCGCAAGCGTATTTTTGACCGGCAATGTAAAAATCTTAGATGCAATCGAAGATATTAAAATGCCTATTTATATCTAAGAAAGAGAGGTAAGAACAATATGCCAAAGGAATTTAAGGCGGAGCAGGTCATTAACGGGACATTTGGCGAGGTATGGCTTGACGGTGAATATCTGGCACAGGTGACAGCGTTAAAGGCAGAAGTTACGCAAAAGAAGACAGCGATCGCGATGGTACAGAAACTGCAGGAAGGGCAGAAAATGACTGGTTTGGAGCTGAAAGGAGAAATTAAGCTGCATAAGATCAACAGCACCATCATGAAAAAGATGAGTGAGTATTTTAAACGGGGCAAAATGATGACCTGTACGATTGTTTCGAACATAAAAGATCCAGATGCTTTAGGCGCAGAGCGGGTGGCATTGTATGGATGTCTGTTCGATAAGCTCACATTGGCTGACTGGGAAACAGGAAAGATGGGGGAAGAAAGCTATTCCTTCACGTTTGAGGATTGGGAGTTGCTGGATACGATTTAAACGTTGGCATTGTAAAGGAGAACAATTATGAATTTGGTTGAAAAGCTGTTAACGGTAGATAAAAAGGAATTTGACAAGATCGAGAAAAAAGAGATTGCGAGCAGGCAGTTGTCAAAACTTTTGGGAGCTGATGCGAAAGTAACAATACAGGCGGTGGACGGCGATCTTTTCGGAGGGGTGTCTGCAAGCGGGCTGGATGAAAATGGTGAGGTTGATTACAGCAGGGCATTTTCCACAAATGCCAAAATTGCCGCCGCAGGTATCATAAATCCAGATCTGAAAAACGAGGAATTATTAAAGCATTTGGGCGTTGCCACACCAGCAGATGCAGCTAAAAAGATTTTCAAGGGCGAAATTAACAAGATTTCAGCGGAGATCGCAAAGTTAAGCGGTTTCAATGATGAAGAAGCAACGGATAAAGAAGTAAAAAACTAATTGAAAGCGATAGAGAGGTAAACATGGATTATCTTCACTATCGCTTTAAAAATTGGAAGCCTTTTGAATACATGAGCCTTCCAGAAGGTCAAAAGCGTGTAGCACGGGCATATATGCGGCAGGAGCTGAGGGACAAAGAGGAAAGAAACAAACAGATACAAAAAGCGATTGGAGGAGGTTGACATGGGTAGGGTAATCAGTACAGCGTTACAGTTCATTGATGGATTCACAAGACCGTCGAGGCAAGTGATACAAAGTATGAACCAGATGGCAAACAACATGAAGAAAAATGCAAGAGAGATCCAGAATGCAGGAAAAGCAATTTCAAATGTTGGCAGTACATTGACGAAAGCGATCACTCTTCCAATCGCCGGAGTAGCGACGGCGGCAGTAAAAACCGCCGCTGATTTTGAGGTATCAATGTCAAAAGTTGGGGCAATTTCTGGAGCGGTAGCAGATGATGAAATATCTGGCATCATACAAAAAGCGGGGGAAATGGGACTTTCTTTTAAAAAAGGAGCTGATGCAACAGAAACAGCAATGAATATACTAAAATCAAAAGCGCAGCAAATGGGTGCAACAACTGCATTTTCCGCAAACGAGAGCGCGGAGGCTATGCAGTATATGGCTATGGCAGGATGGAAAACTACCGATATGATGGACGGTATTGCAGGGATTATGAATCTTGCGGCGGCATCAGGAGAAGATTTGGCGGCAACATCGGACATTGTAACGGATGGATTAACGGCGTTTGGAATGTCGGCAAAAGAAAGCAGCAGATTTGCCGATGTTATGGCGGCTACATCATCAAACGCAAATACGAATGTTGCCCTTATGGGGGAAACCTTTAAATATTGCGCATCAACGGCGGGCGCAATGGGATACAGTATAGAGGATATTTCCGTAGCAATCGGAATTATGGGAAATACTGGAATAAAGGGAAGTACAGCAGGTACAACCTTAAAAAATACAATCGCAAATTTAGCAAAACCAACAACTGCACAGGCGGCAGTTATGAAAAAGTTAGGCATAAGCCTAACGGATGGCAGTGGTAATATGAAAAGTTTTGCAGAGGTAATGGATAACCTGCGGTCATCATTCTCAGGATTATCGAAAACAGAAAAAGCAGCGGCGGCGACTACTTTAGCGGGCAAAGAGAGTATGTCAGGGCTTTTGACGATCGTAAATGCAAGTGCAGAAGATTTTGATAAGCTGACAGCGGCAATCAAAGGATCAAAGGGATCAGCCGAGGAAATGGCGGCGAAAATGCTTGACAATCTAAATGGACAAATAACGCTTTTAAAGTCTGCAATAGAAGGAATATTGATAACAATAGGCGATAAGCTGATACCTTATGTAAAAGATGCAGTTTCATGGATTCAGAAGGCAGCAGATTACATAAATGGTTTGAGTGATGCACAAGTAGAAAATATCATGAAATGGGCAGGAATGGCAGCCGCAATTGGCCCAGCTATATTGGTATTCGGAAAAGCAGTCACAGCAGTAGGCAAAATACAAGGGGGAATTGCAGATGCAATAAAAATATTCACTAAATTTAAAGGGGCAATAGGATTGATCACAAGCCCCGCAGCAGTCGTAATCGGAGCACTGGCAGCTATTGCACTGGCTGCTTTTTTAATTGTAAAAAATTGGGATCAGGTCAAGGGATTTTTACAGGGTGTTGGCGATTGGTTTAAAAATGCGTTTGAAAAAGCAGGCTTTTCCGTCGATGACTTCAAAAATAAATTTACATCTATAAAAGACACGATTGGCAGAATTACGGGAAAAATAGGAGATTTATGCAAATCTGTGGCGGGAATATTTAAAAGAGAATTTGCAGGCGATATCAAATCTGGTATGTCACAGGCAGACAGCGTGCTGCAGTCATTTGTCGGTGGTACGGTTGCAGTATTTGATGGAATCGTAACAGCCGTTGACCAGGGGCTGCAGGTATTCGATGCGTTGTTAAGTTTTTTTACTGGCGCATTTGCGGGCAATTGGGACAATGCGGCTCAGGGATTCCGGGACAGCCTGCAGAATATTTTTCCTCCAGATATGGCAGCAGGATTGACCAGGGCTTTTGACAAGGTACTGCCTGTAATAGAGGCGGTGGTATTAGGCGTAAAGGAAACGTTCGGTGGACTGATCCGGGATGTAAAGACAATATTTGGCAGCATAGGGGACGTGTTCAAGGGTTTTGGCACGATGTTCAAGGGTATATTCAGTGGCGATGCAGAAATGGCGTTCAAGGGATTCGAGACAGCCGCAGGAGGCATTCTGGACACCATAGGCAATATATTCAAGGCAAAGATAAATGTGGTCAAGAATTTTGTTGTTGGTGCGTTTTCAAGATTCCTGCCAGAGAGCACCATGAACAAAATTGCGGGCGCATTTGATGTGGTGACCCGTACATGGGATATTGCGATCAAGGCTGCGAAAGGCTTAATCAGTAGTTTTGTGCAGGCAATAAAGCCGTTGATAGAAAATATAAAGACAATTTTTAAAGGTGTGGCGCAATTTGTAAAAGGAGTGTTTACCGGAGATTGGAAGGGCGCACTGAATGGGCTGAAAACCATAGCAGGCAGTGCATTATCCGGTTTGGTAAACATCATCAAGGCACCGTTTAAACTGATAGCAAATACTGTAAAAGGCGCGGTAAATTCCTTTAGAAATCTCAATATTGTAAAAAGCATTTTTACGGCTTTAGGCAATGCGATCAAGAATGCGTTAACCAATAGCGGCGTTGACATGAAGAAATTCAGTGCAACGATCAGGAATATCAAGGCGCGGGTTGGCAGTATCATAAACGGATTAAAAATGATATTCAGCACAGGATTTAATGCGATCGGGAAAGTGGTCAAGACAGTTTCAGGTGTCATAGCAGGTGTTTTTGGAAAAAGGATAAGCAGTACCTGCCGCACGGCGGGCGCAGTCATCATGGCATTTAAGGTGGTGGCAAGCGCAGCATTTAACTTTATTGTTGGTTCTGTAAAAAAGGCAATGGGCATCATTGTACCAGTAGTAAAGGTTGCATTTAGTGCAGTACAAGGCGTAATTTCAGCAGCAGTAAACACAATTTCTTCATATATAAACGGCGTATTGACCATTTTTGATGGGCTCATAACCTTTATTTCTGGTGTATTCACTGGAAACTGGTCTAAGGCATGGGAAGGTGTCAAGACAGTATTCAAGGGTGTGTTTGACAGTCTGGCTGCATTATGCAAAGCACCAATCAACGCAGTTATTGGCATTATAAATGGAGCGATATCTGGCATTAACAAGCTGGGACTGACAATACCAGACTGGGTGCCGGTTATCGGCGGGCAGGATTTCAGGATAAATATACCTACAATCCCCATGCTTTACAAAGGTACGGATAATTGGCGTGGCGGTGCTGCCATGATCCATGACCGCGGTGGTGAGATTGTAGACCTTCCACAGGGTACGAGGGTATACCCGCATGACAAGTCAATTGAGATGGCAAGGCGTGAGGGCGCGCAGAATGGGACAATAACCCTCAATATCCAGAAGCTGGCAGACAAGATAGAGGTGCGCAGCGAGGATGATATAGACCGTATAGCAGAGGCATTAGCATATAAGTTAAAGAAAATAGCATTTAACACAGGTATGGCATAAGGAAGGTGACAGGATTGGAAATATGGTTAAGACAGGGCAGGACAAAATTCAGGTTTGCGGTTCTGCCATCAGAATATGAAGTGACAGATGAGAGTGGTAACACGCAGGTAGTTATCAATTCACTGGGTGAAATAAATCTGCTGGGGAAAAGAAAATTGAAAAAGATTTCCTTTTCTTCCTTCTTTCCAAAAGAGAAATATAGCTTTTGCGAATATACAACTTTTGCAGCGCCAATGGAATGTGTAAAGCTGATTGAGCGCATGAAAAATAGCGGTGTAATGCGCCTTATAATGACAGGAACACCTGTCAATATGGAATGCACGATAGAAAACTTTACATGGGGTGAAAATGACGGAACGAAGGATATTAATTTCACATTAGATTTTAAGGAGTACCGCAGAATAAAAATAATCGCTGCAGAGAAAAGAGAGGTTGTTACAAAGAGTATCATGCCTGTTGCAACACAGCGGACGGCAAAGGAGGTAAAGAGTACTACATATACTGTGGTGAAGGGCGATAACCTGAGCAAAATCGCAAAGAATCTGACTGGAAGCAGTGCGAACTGGCAGGCAGTCTACAATCAAAATAAAGGGGTAATAGGCGACAATCCAAACTTAATATATCCCGGTCAACAGTTGGTGATCAATGTATGAAAATAGAATGGATGAGGCATAAAAACGGCTATGTATACACAAGCGACATAACGCAGGTGGTATCAAGCGTTTCATGGAGCGGTTCCGTATCGCAGGCGGCACGTACCGCAGAAATAGCGGTTATCAATGCGCCAAATGATAAGAATGTAAAGAATTTAAAGCTGAACATCGGCGCAGGGCAGGTAATAAAGCTATATGAGGGCGGCGATCTGATTTTTTTCGGAGAAGTGCAGAGCGCAAGGAAAACGAGCGAAACTGGTACCGTAACATATACCTGCTATGATTTGCTAAATCACTTGCTTAAAAGTACTGGTGTTTATAACTTTTCCAATACAACAGCAGAGAGGATTACGAAAAAGGTATGTGCTGATTTGGAGATTAACATTGGAAATATCGAAGAGACACAACTAACAATAAAAAAGATGATAATAGACGGAGATACATTTTATGACATTATAATGAAAGCTTATACAAAAGCCGCAAAGCAGACCGGGAAAAAATATATTTGCCGTATGAATGGGGCTGAACTGTCAGTGGAAGAAAAGGGAACAGTGGTTAAAAACTTTATACTGGCAGAAGGACAGAATATCACAAACGCCGAGTATGAGGAAACGATAGAAAACATGGTTAATGTGGTAAAGATTTATGATGAAAAAGGGGCTCAAATTGGAGAGGTAAAAGAGGATAACTGGATAGAAGAGTATGGTATTTATCAGCAGATTTACAAGCAGGAAAGTGGCATAAATACACAGGCTGCGGCTAAAAGTATGTTGCAGAGCATAGAAAAGAAAGTGACAATTGACGGAATAGACGGGGATCTAAAGTGTATCGCCGGGAATGGTGTGCAGGTTTATGATAAAGAAACTGGATTAAATGGGTTGTTTTGGATTGACAACGACACCCACACATGGGAGAACGGCATACACATAATGAGTTTGGGGTTAAATTTTAAAAATATCATGGATAGCAAGGAATATGAGGAAAACGAGGAATAGAGAGGGGCACGGGAATGAATAACCCATATGAGGAAATATTAGGCATAATGAGAAATGAGGGAAAAAAGGACAATACCGCGCCGATCCAGATAGGGGTAATGACCGGCGAGGCAAGCTGTAAAATCGGCAAACTGACATTATCGGGCGGCGATCTGCTTATAGCTGAACACCTTAAAACCGGCTATCATTGTGCGGTTTATGATGATATACCGTCAAAAAAAGATAAGAATACGTTCATTGCACCATTAAAGAGCGGCGATAAAGTGGCGGTTTACCGGATCAGCGATGAACTGTATCTTATTTTGGAAAGGTTGGTGTAATGCATGAATTTATTACCGGCATATATCGAGGACGAGGATGAAATAGAAGAACTGGAGGAAGAAATAAAGCCGCCGAGGGAATACGGCATAGACTTTAAAACCGGACAGTTGACTGGCGAAATAGTGGAAGGGAAAGAGGCTATAAAGGTATGGATATGGTTAGCCCTGCGGGCACCACGGTATAGGCATTATGTTACATGGGATTATGGCAGTGAGTTTGAAGAGCTGATCGGTCAGGGATATACCGAAGAATACATAGAGGCGGAGGCGCAACGAATGACGGAGGATTGCCTGCTTGTAAATGAGAACATACAGAGTATAACGCAGTTCAGTGTAAGTATGGAGGGTGATACATTAACCATGTCATTCACAGCGAATACGATATATGGGGATATAGAACTAAAAAACCAGGCAGTTGCAAAACCAGCAGTATAGGAGGCAGTAAGATGTTATTTGATGATAAGACACAGAATAACATTATGATTGATTTAAAAAAGGCCGCAGATCCAGATACATATATTGAGGAAGGGTCGCTTATAGATCATGCCTTTCGGGGCGCAGCCGCAGAATTTGAGCAGGTGTATATCGAATTGGGGTTGATTGATCAAAACGGATATGCAGAAACAGCAGACAGAGATCATTTAGTGTTAAGAGCAAAGGAGAGGGGGATAGAACCATTTTCGGCATCAAACGCTGTTTGGAAGGCTGAATTTAACATTGATGTGGATTTAAATACCAGATTTTCCGCGGGGGAATTAACCTATATATGCACAGAAGAAATAGAACCAAGAAAATACCAGCTTATGTGCGAACAGGCCGGAACAAGGGGCAACATAAAGCAGCAAGATCTGATGCCAATTAAGTATATTGACGGTTTTGATAATGGAAAATTAGTAGAACTTTTAATACCAGCACGAGATAAAGAAGATACAGAATCTTTTCGCAAGCGATATTTTGACTCTTTTCATGAAACCGCATTTGGCGGGAACAGAGCCGACTATCTGGCAAAGACCAACAAAATCTCCGGAGTAGGCGGGACAAAAGTGACAAGGATATGGAACAGTAATCTGTCTCCTGCCTCCATGATACCGCAGGAAAGTGTGGATGTATGGTACAGTCAAATTAGAGGGACATTAGACAGCAGAGTAAAATCCTGGCTGGATACTGTTTACCATGCAGCAAAGGATAAAAAACTGACAACGGGTGGGACAGTACTTCTGACAATTATCAATTCAGAAGATTTTGGTGCCGCATCGGATACTCTTGTACAAACAGTACAGACAATCATAGATCCGGAAGCAAATGCTGGGGAAGGTTATGGACTTGCACCGATTGGACATATGGTAAAAGTGGAAAGTGCAGGAACCAGGGAAATTCATGTTAAGACAACGCTTGTCTTTGAAACGGGATACGGGTGGGGAAATCTGCAGGGTGCCCTCGAGGAAGCAGTTTCTGGTTATCTGCTGGAGCTTAGAAAGGAGTGGGCTGGCAGCAGTAGTATAATTGTACGGATTAGGCAGATTGAAAACCGCATTTTAAATATTTCAGGAATTGTGGACATGCAGGATACTTTAATCAACGATTCCGCAGCAAATCTGACATTGGGGAGATACGAAATTCCAGTATTTGGGGGGATAGGCGTATGATCAGGGATGTAGATCTTGTTTCGTACCTTCCGCCGGTTATAGCGGATATTAAGGAAATCAATGCTGTCCTGAAAGCAGAAAATCCAGAATTTGTTTTGGTTTGGAAAACTGTAGACAGCGTATTAAAAAATGAGTTTATCGCTACTGCTGATAAGTATGGACTTGAAAGATTTGAAAAACTATTGGATATTTTTCCAGAAGTAACTGATACATTAGAAATCCGACGAGCAAGGGTTCAGACGAAATGGTTTATCGTACTGCCCTATACATGGAGAATGTTGCTGCAAAAGATAAATGAGATATGTGGAATGGATTACCCTATAACAATGACGCAAACGGATTGCTACATGATTAGCCTGAGAGTAAGGGCTGAGTTACAATGGCAGATTGAGAATCTGGCAGAAGTGATAGAAAGAATGCTGCCCTGTAATATGGGGATGGCAGTAACAAATGTATTGGATCTTGATCTGGAAACTCCTACCCCCATGATAAAGCCGGATTGGTTTGAGTATCGGTTGGAATATAGGGGGAAAGTGATTCACCCAGAGAGTCGGGTACTGCTTAAAGTGTGCATATATGCAGAATTGTCCTATTGGGGATGCGCAGTATATAACGGGCAGAACTGCTATGATGGTGGGGTGCGATATGATGCTGCACGGCGGTATGGAATGCGCATAGTGGTGTCAAACAGGATGGGGCTATATATAGCACAAACCGTAAGGTATCAGCGTTACGCACTACACGTAAAATTTGTAGTAGACAAAGAGCACGTAAAGGCAGGATGCATAAATAGGTATCAGATAAAAGAGGCAGAAGCGAAAAATCGAAGCAAAGTACAGATATGCATGGAAGTGGCTTTTCCAAGAGAAAAAATTGACAACATTTCTGTCGAAACATCCAGACATGTGGCGTACTATGATGGAACACTGCGGTATGATGGTACAGCAAAGTATGATGCGCTGTACAGAAAGGAAGAGGTAGAGTAAAAGATGAGCGGGACAAATAAAAATGTGGTAATCACGAAAAAAGCGCGCATGAAACTGGTAAAGGCAAGAGCAGGTGCGATCACGCTTCCAAAAGTAATTGGTATGGCCTTTGGAAACGGCGGAGTCCAGGCGGATGGAACTGTCATAGAGCCGCAGGAAACCCAGTCTGCCCTTGCCCATGAATTGTACAGGAAACCGATTGATAAATATAGTTTTCCAGAGGACTGCATCTGCAGGTACGAATGTACCCTGCTGGAAAACGAACTTGCGGGCAAGGAAATAAGCGAGGTTGGGCTTTATGATGCAGATGGGGATATTGTCTGTATCAAAAATTTTAGCCGCAAAGGCAAAGATGACGATGTTGAGCAAAAATATGTTCTTGATGATATTTTTTAGTCAGGAGGGAAAAAGCTATGAAAAAGTATACACCTCAAAATCCTGTGTTTTCGGATGAATTTAACATAATAGAGCGCGCAGATCTTGTAAATGCACAGATGCATGATGCATCTGTACGGCAGGTGATGGACAATACAGTGGCGTTGAAAAATTGTATCGGTAATATAGAAGGTAGTAAACCTAAATTTGCTGACGGCATAGAGTCGGATAATATGGTAGATGCTGTAAATGAGGTTTTTCAGGTTGGCAATGAGAGGAAAAAGAAACTTGTGGAGAATCTTGTTGCCAGGGGAGTTCCAGCTTCCACAAGCGATACATGGGAAAGCTTGATTGGAAAAGTGTCTAAGATGTCAGACATCTCTAAAGACACAGTTACAGCGGCAGTTCTTTTGTCCGGATATACGGCACATGATGCTGCGGGGGCAAAGATAACAGGTAATCTTGCAGATAAGACAGGTACCACAGACTACGGTGCAGAGGCATCTTTGGATGCCACGAATAGCAGAGTAAAGTTAAAAGTGCCAGCAGCAGGTAAGTATGGAACAGGAAATTACCTGTATGCGGCATACAACACAATAGCGGCCTTAATCGGCCTGACAGCGGCAAAGGTTGTAAAAGGTAACACGATTCTGGGCATAAAAGGTAATGATAACAATATGGACACCAGCGGCGGCACGGCAGCGGCAGGAGATATACTGTCCGGCAAAAAAGCAGGCGTAAAGGGCAGCCTGATAACAGGAACACTTGCAGACAAAACGGGAACCGCAGATCACGGTGCAGAGGCATCTTTGGATGCCACGAATAGCAGAGTAAAGTTAAAAGTGCCAGCAGCAGGTAAGTATGGAACAGGAAATTACCTGTATGCGGCATACAACACAATAGCGGCCTTAATCGGACTTACAGCAGCCAGGCTTGTGAAAGACACTACGGTGTTAGGGATAACAGGTAACAGCAATAATATGGACACCAGCGGCGGCACGGCAGCGGCAGGAGACATACTGTCCGGCAAAAAAGCAGGCGTAAAGGGCAGCCTGATAACAGGGACTATGACAAACCGGGGAGCATGGACGGGCTTCACCAGAGACAGCAGCAATGTGACAATCCCGGCAGGATACCACGACGGAAAAGGCTATGTATCTGGCGCGGGAGCGTACAATAAAGGCGTAAGTGACGCGGATGCAAGGACAAATGCTGATAGTGCAAACTATAAAAGCGGGTACAGTGCCGGAGATTCAGCGGGATACAATAGAGGATACAGTGCTGGAGATTCAGCGGGATACAATAGAGGATACTCTGAAGGAAATAACGCAGGATGGAGTAGTGGGCATACGGCCGGATATTCTGAAGGATATAGTGCTGGACATGCTGATGCTAGTGCTAATGCAAAAAGATGGATACTGCTTGGAACAGAAACTGCTTATAACATAAAAAACTTGTATCCTGATTTGTATGCCGGATTGACGACTGACAATTTTATGGTAGCGATGGATGGAAGTGTATCAGGGGGAGGCGAGGAAAATGAACATATGGAAAGATTTAGTTTTAACATTCCTAAACCGACTGTAAATTATGATAGATCTACTGGTGCACTAACTATCTCCAGGGACGGGACATACTATTGGAGGGATACAGCAAACTGGGGAGAGGATCATAATGGATCTGTAAGCATTCCGATCAAGGTATATCTATTATGTTAAGTGAAGGGAGATAAACATGAAAGATTATACAACTAAAGATCCTAAATTTTCTGACACAATCAGCATTGTGTCAGAAGGTGATTTGGTAAATGCCGATAACGCCACTGCTGCTGCCAAACAGCTGCTACAAAATACCCTGGTAAATGCAGATGCGATTAAAGCAGAATCGGAGCGTGCAAAGGAAGCAGAATCTTTAAAGGCTCCAATCGCAAGCCCTATTTTTACTGGAAGTCCGAAGGCACCTACACCAGATACAAGTGCTAACGACCTGAGAATAGCGACCACAGCTTTTGTGAAGGCTGTCATAAATGCATTGATCGGTGGCGCACCTGAAACGCTGGATACCCTGAAGGAAATCGCAGATGCAATTGCAGATCATCGGGAGGTTACAGATGCGTTAAACGCTGCCATTGGAAAAAAAGTGGACAAGGTGGATGGAAAAGGGCTGTCTACCAACGATTATACCACGGCGGAGAAAAGTAAATTAAAAGACATTGCAGCAGGCGCAGAAGTAAATGTACAGCCGGATTGGAATGCTACAGATGCTAGTTCAGATGCATTCATTAAAAACAAGCCGACATCTTTACCCGCCAATGGTGGAAACGCAACAAAAGCGACTCAGGATAGTCTTGGACGAACAATTACTGACACTTACGCCGTTAAATCTGAATACGTTTTGAAAAAGAAGTATGAAATTGATTTGTCGTCT